CCGGGTTGTTCGACTTCCAGCGTGAAGCGATCTACGGCCCGCACGGGTCTGAGTTCATCTTCGCCGGTCTAAAGGACTTGACCGCCGATAGTTTGAAGTCGCTTGAAGACCTGGATGGGGCATGGGTGGAGGAAGCTCACACCATCTCCGACCATAGCGCCAACATCCTGATCCCGACGATCCGCAACCCGGGGTCTGAGATTTGGTGGAGCTACAACCCGGAGCAGGAAACGGACTATGTGCACCGGCTGGCCGAGCGGGGTGACCCGGACGTTCTGACTGTCACGCTGAATTGGGACGCTAACCCGTGGTTCCCGGAGGAGTTGAACCTAGAGCGGTTGAAGCTCAAGGCATTCAACGACGACCTGTATCAGCATGTATGGGAAGGCAAGTGCCGCAGCATCGCGGGCCTGCTGTTCAAGCGTCCGTGGTTCAAGAGGTATGAGCTAGGCCAGCAGCCGGAAGGGCTGAATGTCTACATGGCCGGCGACTATGCTGGCGGGCCTGATCCGGACAACCCGGACAGTGACCCGGACTGGACGGAGCTTGGCGCATTCGGCATCGACCAGAACACGGACATATGGGCGCTGGACTGGTGGAGTGGTCAGGAAGACCCGGCCGTGTGGATACAGGCGTGGCTTGCGATGCTGCGGCGGCACCGGCCCACGTACTTTTTTGAGGAAAAGGGGCCAATCCTCCGCGCAGTGCATGGTGCAATGGAGCTTGCGATGCGGGAGACGCAGACGTTCACGATCCGGTTCCCGCTTGCATCGGCCAGCAACAAGGCGCATCGGGCGTTGGGCTTCGCTGCACGGGCGTCGGCGGGGACGGTGTGGATTCCTAACTGCGAGTGGGGTGACAGGCTGGTGAACCAGCTATGCGCCTTCAACGGGCAGGACGGGCGCACTGATGACATGGTGGATGTGTGCAGCCTGCTTGGGCGCGGCATCGACCAGGTGTTCGCCCACCACGAACTGAAGAAAGAAAAGGCAGACATCGCCGCACTCATGGCCGCACCGCTACGCATCTCCGATCTGATGACATCGCCTAAGAAGGGCTGGTAATGAAAATTGAGCACTACGGTCGCATATTTAGGGCCGCGCAATGACTGAACAGACATAGGCTGCCCGCTGGATCGCGCGCCTCAAGCGTGAGGAAAAGGCCCACGACAAGACGCGCAAGGCTGCCAAGGCGTCGGAGAAGGACTATTTCGACACCGACACTGACTTGCGGCAGTTGTTCAACCTGCACAAGTCCACGGTGGACACGCTACACGCGCGCCTGTACTCCAAAGCCCCAAATCCCGATGTGCGCCGCCGCTTCGACATGGACGGCCCGCAGGCGCACGTGGCGAAGGAAGCCGCAACGATGATTGAGCGGGCGCTGTCCTTCATGATCGACACGACCGACTTCCACACGCAGGCCGACAAGACTGTTTCGGACTACCTGCGCGCCGGCTACGGCGTGCCGTGGGTGCGCTACGTGCCAACGGTGGTAGATGGCGAGTTCGGGCCTGAGATTACGTCTCAGCGCGTTGAGCTTGAGCAGGTACCGTGGTCGCGCTTCCATTGGGAGCCTGGCAAGGATTGGGGCGACGTGGATTGGGTGGCACGTGACCACTACCTGACCAAGCGCGAGCATGTTGAGCAGTTCGGCAAGGAGCCTGACCGCACGGGCGATGACGAGGCCGACACGAACGACGGCAAGAAGTGCAGTCCGTATCGCGTTACCGAGATTTTCATCAAATCCAGGCGCAAGGTGGTTGTGCTTGGCTGGCAATCTGACGAACTGCTGGAGGAACGCGACGACCAGTTAGGGCTGTCCGGATTCTTCCCATGCCCGCGTCCGATGATGGCGAACGTCAAGTCGGACGAATTGACGCCGATGGCAGACCATCATTTCAACAAGCCCGGCTTCGACTACATCAACAAGCTCACGGCGCGCATCCATTCGATTACCGCGCAGATCAAGGTGGCCGGCGTCTATGACCCGAGCTTGCCCGAGCTTGGCGACTTGGCGAAGGTGGACGATGGGACGTTCATCCCGGTCAAGGATTTGTTGGCGCGCTTGCAGAATGCGGGCACCGCAGACTTCAGCCGCGTCATCGCGCACCTTCCCCTGAAGGAGAAGGTGGAGGTTGTCCGCGAGCTGCAAGCGCTGCTGGCCGCTGAAAAGATGCGGCTGGATGAGCAGAACGGCATTGCGGATATCGTGCGCGGCAACAGCGATCCGAACGAGACCGCCGCCGCGCAGCAGATCAAGAGCAATTACGCATCACTCCGCATGGCGCAGCGCGCTGGCGAGGTGAACCGCACACTGCGCGATTGCCTGCGGATCGCGGGTGAAATCATGGCCGAGCATTTCCGGCCTGAGCAGTTCTACGTGATGACCGGCAAGCAGCCCGACCCGCAGGTCATGGCGGTGCTGAAGTCGGACATTGGCCGCACGCTGTCTATTGATATCGAGACCGATTCAACCATTGCGCTGGATGACGAGGCCGACCGCAAGGCCCGCATCGAGTTCATGAACTACGTGGTGCCGTTGTACGAAAAGCTGGTGCCGATGGCGGCTGCTGGGCAGATGCCTGCGGACGTGGTGAAGGCGACGCTGAAGTTCGCGCTAGGCACGTTCAAGCATGGCCGTGAGCTTGAAGATGCCATTGACGCAGCCCCGGACACGCAGGCGCAGTTGGCGCAACTGACCCAGCAGGTGCAGCAGGCCATGCAGCAGGCGCAACAGTTCCAGCAGCAGTTGCAACAGGCCCAGCAGCAGCTACAGGACGCACAGGGCCAGATCGCCCAGCACGATCAAACAGAGCAGCAACTCAAGGGCATGGAGGCGCAGGGCAGGATGGCCAAGGTGCAGACCGACGCCCAAAGCAACCAGATGAAAGCTGCAAACGACAGTCAGCGCAACCAGATCGAGGCGTTCCAGGCCGAGACAGACCGCGCTGCGCTGATGAACCCACAAGTCACCACTACGAGCATCATCTAATGGCACAGACCACGATTCTTGCATCTGCACAGACAGCCGCCACGTCATCGGACGTGACGGTTGCCGCTGGCGCAAACGCCACTGTCGGCATTTTCGCTACGGGCCAGATTCCGACAGGTGTTCAGGTCGGTATCTACGAGGGGACGCCGGGCAGTGACAACCTGGTGGATACGCTGGACTTCGACCAGCCTGCAAAGGTCATTGCAGGCCCCGGCACGTTCCGGCTGAAGCGTGGTGTTATCAGCCAATATGGCGTCAACGTGGGTTGCTACGCGGACGTATGAGCCTGCACCAAGGCGAGGAATTGCGACGCTACATCGAGAACGGCATCGGCATTACTTTGCCGGAGGAAGCGTTATTCATCGGCAAGGTGGCCGATGGTCGCGTGGTCAACGTCGCGGCGGCCTACAACTACTGCGGCTACGACATGGAAATCGCGCTATGGTCGGATGGATCGTTCGGGCGCGACTTCCTGCGCCGTCTTGGCCGCTACATGTGGGAGGAGTGCGGATGCAGGCGCGTGACCAGCCGGGTGGAGGCTGGATCGCGCATGGCGTCGATCATGGACAAAGCCGGCTACGTGATTGAAGGCAGATTGAGGCAGGGCGCAGTAAGCGGCGCTGACCTTTTGGTGTACGGCATATTGAAAAAGGAATACCGGCATGGCTAAGAAGGGTGGCGACGCGGCGAAGATGCCCACGGCAGCAGAGCTTGCGCCGATTCTTGAGCTTCAGAACAAATACAACCGGGTTGGGGCAAACAACCAGCTCGGCGGCCAGAACTACACCCGCAACGCGGATGGGTCATTCAATCTCGACACCACGTTGACGCCGAAAGGTCAGGCGCTTGCCGACCGCGCCGGGTCGCTCGCCATGACCAACAGCGCGATGATGCAATCCCATCCGCAATTGGACGGCATCGCGGGCGCACTGGCGTCACGCATCGGGCAGCGCAACGGCCTGAGCTACGGCAGCCAGCCCATGCCGCTGATGGGGCAGCAGCAATCGCCGCAGCAGAAGCCGCAGACGCAGGCGCAACCGCCTGCTTCCGGTATCCAGTAGGGAGGCCAGTCCCCACTCCCGCCGACTGGTGGTTGGAGTGGCGGCAGTAGCGGCTCCGATGGCCTGGGTTGTGTCTGTCTCGATCAGGAGATTTACGGGTTTGAGTCGCCGGACAGTGTGGGCGTGGGCGACATCATGCCAACCGTCAACGCGGTCTTCAATCGCCTCGATCAACCGATGGGGTTGGGTTACTCCACCGCCGGAACCATCGTTG